TTCAGATTCTGATAAATCTAATATTTGTGGTGTGTTAGCAGTTGCAAAAGTTATATCTGCTCTTTCTTCAAATGTTCCATAAGGATAAGCATTTGTAGCTGCCGCACTTAAAGTCAATGGAACTAATATAATCTGTGAATCAGGACTGATACGCTCATTGTAGATTGTAGTTGTGGTTGCACCACCTGTTGCCAGTGTGAATGTACCAGTATTATTTGTTTTGCCGTTTAATACTTGATTGGTAATTTCTGCAATCTCACGAGTATTAGCAAATTGTGGCTGTAGCCGTCTAAACTGGTTAGTCATTATCGGTTACCTTGATTCTTTGTCTCTACATCTATACTAATAGCATTTGTCCAGTTACCTGTTGGAATTACTTTAAATCGATGAAATCGACCTGAACTTCTAAAGTTTGCACGACCTTCTTCTGTTGTAGACACAGCAGTGCCAAACTGAATGTTATCATTTAATTCTCTTCTGGATGCAACTGCAACATCTGCTGTACCATTGTCTATTTGTGGTCTAACTAAACTGACTACAGAGTTATATCCAGTTTCTATATCAGCCGTAATAATTTCAGAATTAAAATCAGAACCAGTAAATACAATAATCTTATCATCTCTTGCACCAGCAAATAAGAACTTACCACCTACCCATAATCGATCATCTAGTGATGCAGGGATTGTATCTAAATCACCATAAATAGCTGCTAATCCTTCTAGTGTTGTACCTACAGTTGATGCTTGACCAACAACAGTTGTATCTGTTTCTACTCGTGACCATTTATTTAGTTTAAAGTTATATACAAGGATACTACGACCACCATCCACATTAGAATAATTCCATACCACTAATTTTTTAATAGGATCAACAGCAGTAGACATTGTTTCTAGGTCTGTTAAGTCACAGTCTCTAAAGAAATAACGGTCTATTTTTTCAACACCGATACCTGTAACGGTATTACCATCACACATATAAAAACCATCGTCTGCAAGGAAAAATGATGTTGCACCATACTGGGCAATAGAGTTACCTGCAAAACAACCTAATCCTCTTGAGATAGCATCGAACTGGAAGAATAATGGTGATCCAGAGTAGGTTGCTCTATAAATAGCCTTTTCTAAAAAGATAAGACCAAATTCACCACCAGTAATTCCAGTAATGTTTCCACCATCAGGAAGTATCTGATAATCTGCTTGTGATGTCGTTCCAGATACCCAGTTTGTTTCATCATTAATATCAGACCATTGTACTTTTGATGGCTCTGTTGTACCTATATGTGCTGCAAATACAAAGTCACGAACGACTGTAACATATTTAGCTGTTGGAGCAGATGCAGATAAGTCAGCAAATGCTGAAGATACACCCATTGTCCATGCTTGTATTGGTGTAGAATTGTTTGTAGCTAATACCACTTTACCAAACTGTGCAAACTTCCAATAATGTAAACTAGAGTATCCACCAGCTTTAGATACATCTAACATATTTAAGTTAGTAGAATCAAACTGGAATAATTTAGTTTCTCCACCTGCAAACAGTTTTACTTCGTCACCAAACTTACCTGCAAAGATAGAGTTTAAGTTTTCAGATGCTGCATTAGAAAAGTCTTCTGCACTGTTAAAAGGTGCATAGCCAATAGATACAGGATATACATTTTTAGCTTCTAGTAACTGTCCTGCAATAGCAGGCTGATCTGGAAGCCATTCTTCAAACTTTAATCTTGTATTTGCCATTAAGTATATACCTCACCTGCTGTTACATTACCTGTGTTTGTAGCTGGGAATGCTCTTGTTTCACCCCAGATGATACGCACTGCACCTTGTGCTCCATATCCAGAAGATCCTGAAGAGTCAGCACCACCGCCTCCACCACCGTAGAGACCACCGTTTTTACCTTGACCGCTTTGACCACCTGAACCACCGCCACCTACAGGACAGTTATAACATCCGTAAGATGCACCAGATGCACCTTGACCAAAGATACTAACACCGCCACCACCTAAACCTTGAGAGTCGCCAGCACCACCTGCACCGCCAGATCCACCAGCATTTGTGTTACCGTTAGCAGTATAGCCACCTGCACCAGCTCCACCACCACCAGCAGTTGGGTCACCATGCCACATATTTCCACCAGATCCACCACCGTCACCTACATAATTACCACCGTATGCAGTACCAGATGAGAAGTTTGGAGATTGACCACCTCCACCTTTTACTGTGGATGTGTTAATAAAATAACTATCACCACCGTTGACTAGACCATAGTCGTTACCTACACCAGCACTACCTACAACCACAGTATATGTAGAACCAGGAGTGACAGAGATATTATTTTTCCATCCAAGTCCTCCGCCACCCCCACCAGGTCCAGCATTTCCAGAATGGTATCCACCTCCACCGCCACCAATACAAACAGCACTAACTTGTGTAACACCAGAAGGACAAGTCCATGAGTGTGTACCTACGGTTGTATATTGTGACTGACCTTGATTGTCATAGTTACGACCATAGAAGTCAGAAAAAGATACTTGACCAGATGATTTTTTACTTAATAGCCTTGCTCTAGTATCGTTCATACTGATTGTAGATAGTGATGTATTTCTTAACTCAAGAGTAACTTGGTTTAAGCTAATAGCACCGCTAGACTGCATTGCCATTATTCAGCTCCTTTAATCTTATCCACTTTCGCACTTAATTCTTTAATAGCTTCTATTAATAGTGGGACTAGCCTTTCGTATCTAACTGTTAAGTATTGTTCGTCTATAGGTGCAGGTGCAACAACTTCAGGCATAATTGCATTAACTTCTTGTGCTGACACACCTACTTCTTTTTTAACTTCATACCCTAGTTCAACTGCTTTATCATTTGCGTGATAATAAAAACCATGTAATGTGTTGACTTTATCAAGTGCTTTTTCAATATTACCTAGTTTAGTTTTTAATCTGTCGTCAGAGTAGTATGCAGTAATGTTATTAGTTGCACGAATCTCACCTGTTGTTCCAGATGCACTTGTGCCTATACCTAATGAATCAAATCTTGCATCAGCAGCAGTATCAAGACCTAGAGATGTAACTAACGCTGCAATGCTTGTTACTCCTGTACCACCTTGTGCAGCAGATAATGGAGTTGTTAATCCAGTTAAAGATGTAATATCGGCATTTGCACCAGATTTAGCAGCACTTAAGTTAGTACGAGCAGTAGTGGCATTTGAACTTCCAGTACCACCAGCAGCAACAGGAATAGTATCTCCACTTGTGCCAGACTGTAAATCTTTAAGGTGAGACATGATCTCACGAATAGCATTGTTAATGCCTGAAGGTGTACAACCTTCGTTGATATTAATACCGTCTATATCGGTATTATTACTTGCGTTTGAATCATATTCGGAGATACGAGTTTTTGCCATTTTTTATCCTTTTCTTAACCATGTATTTGATTCAGGTGTATCTTCCACCCATATTTCATTTTCTGGTGAAACAGTAGACCATGTTTCTGTTCCAGCAGTGCTATCTGACCATTCTTCGCCCAATACAACACCAGATACTGATATATCTCCGTTTGCAGATACTCCAGCATTTCTATACCATATTGCATTACCTAAAGCATTTACAATGGCATTGCCTTCTATTGTTGGGAAAGCCTCTAATATTGTACCGCCTAGACCTTGAGCAGAACCAGTTGCTGTAACGCTACCAGTTGATGTTCTGACTCTTGTCGCATCTAATGTGACTGACACATTGCTAAACATTGTGCCACTAGCGTATGCCCATGATAGTCCATCTGAAACAACTCTTGCAATACCAGAGATGTCACCAGAAGATGTTCTGTATCTAATTGCAGATGAATCTACGGTTGCATTAGCAGATATGGATGCAGGACTTTGCTGTATACGAATGCCATTAATAACAACAGATCCATCAGCAGAAATAGTCCCAGTAAATGTTCTTATGCGAGTTGCATCTATTGTAGCAATAGCATTTCCGTTAATATCACCAATGCCAAACTTAATTGATCCACCTAGTGAACTAAAAGGTGATTGAGAAAATGCAGATATGCCAAACATTATTCACCTTTCGGATATTGTGCTTTTACTGTATTAATGTGTTCTTGCCAAGTTGTTGTTCCGTTTACTTTATCCCAGTACATCATGTCTAGTTGTTCTGCTAATGGTTTGTATGCCATAGCTCGTTGTTCTTTGTATGCGTTCTTTGCCATCTCTGATTCAACAGCAGTGTTATCGTATGTGATTTCGTTACCATCTACATCGTATGCTACATCTCCACGAATTATGGCTGCATTAGCATACAATTTTAATATAGCTTCGTATTTATCCATTATCCAGCTATCTCCATAAGAATAATTGAAGAAGGACTCTCATTACCTGCATATTGCATTCTAACTTCACCATTAGCAGCATGATGATATCCCATTACAGTATATGTAACGCTACTTGTGGTATTTGGAGAATCATATGCAATTATTGGAGTAAATCCATGACTTCTAACACTGGCTCCTTGATATGTTGAAGAATACGCAGCTGGAGTTGTTATGTATGTTGAATCACGCTGTACTCTAAACCCCATACCTTGAGAACCAGAAGTAGCAGATTGAAACCAAGACTGTTGTACAAATATTAAAATTTTACTTGATGTTGATGATGGTGTTATTGTTGCTTTTGTAAGTGTATCATAAGGCGTGTTTATAGCAACTACAGTAGTATTCACTATTACTTGAGTATTATTTGTAAATTCAACTGTTTGTAATACATGACCTGTTGCAGTAAAGTTGTTTTCAGCAGAGATATTTCCACTGCCGTCAACAGTAAGTATGGTACTTCCGTCTTGCTCTATCGTTGAACCAGATGCTGTGGGTTTTATACTAATGGTCATTACTGAACTCCGTCTAATTGTTCCTGTGTAGGTTTAGCTAATGTTGGGTGATTCCATTCTTTTATGTAGTCACCTCTGCCATCGCTATCATTCTGAAGCATGATTGTACCTGTATCAGGAGCAAAGTCTGCATCAGTTAGTTCTGTATAAAGTGTTGTTATTTTTTCGTAAAGTGTCATTGTTTTATCCTTGTTTAATTAAACTGCCATCGCTAAAAATCCTGAAAAATACATTAAACTATCATCACCAGCTCCAATAGTAACATTGCTACCATTATGAGCATAAACTTCAAAATAATCTGTTGTGCCATTAGCGTAAATAATATCAGAACCTACAAACATACCATATCCTGATTGTATTCCACCAAATCTTGATGTTATAAGTGAATTATTTTTTACTAAGTAAATAAAAGAATTATTACTAGCTTGATAATATACACCACAATTAAATTGATAATATCCAGCTACATTAGGTGTAAATCTATAATT